GGGGACGTTGACGGTGAGGCACGCGCGCAGGGCTCCGTGCTTCCACTCGCCGGAGACCTGACCGGACGCCTGGATCAGCGTGATGTCCTCCTCGTCCACCTTGGGCAGGACGACGCCGGAGAACCAGATACCCCGCTCGTCCTCGCCCACGCGGACAGCGGCCCAGGCGTTCTTGATGTTGTCGAAGTGCGCCTGCGAGGGCGACTCGGACAGAATCCGCTTGGCGTCTCGGTGGCCCACCTCGTAGGTCAGCAGGCCGGTGGTGATGTAGCCGTCACCGTCCGGTCCCGTGACCTTGGTCCGGCCGAGGTGGAACTCCGGGTAGTCATCGCTGCCCGCGATGGGCGGCTCGACGCACCGGCCGTCGAAGCCGATGTGGCACACACCCCACTCGGCGGCATAGCCGTACGTGCGGCGGAACCCGTTCTCGTCGGGCTCCTCGATCACGGTGGCTTCGCCGGACTCGTGCCGGTGGAAGTAGGACAGCGGGGGGCGGACCTGGTTTCCAGAAACCGACGAGACCAGCACGGCCTCCCACACCGACTGGGCCTGCTCGGTCTCGTCGGTGTCGTCGGTGTGGTCGACAGGCTCGATGCCCTCGACCTCGTGCTCGACCATCAGGCGGGTGACCTCGGAGTAGTCGACCTCCTGCTCACCGCTGGCCTCCACGGTGAGGCTCGCGCGCTCGGCGCGAGCCTCGGCGGTGGTCTTGTTACCCGGCATGTCGAGGTCGCCGGGCCAGTAGCCGAGCGCGTCGTGGTGCCACTGCGCGATGATCTGGTTGAGGTACTTCATCTTCTCGGGGGAGTTCTTGGCGATCTTCTCCCCGATCAGCCGCTTGGCGCGGGTGAAGTCGCCACGGGTGCCCCACCCAATCTTGGCGTAACCGGGCTGGCCCTTCTTGGTCCAGTAGTCGTGGATGCGCTTCGTCGCCTTGGGGTCGGTCACCCACCCGGCGCCCCGGTCGAACGTGACCCGGCCGCCGATGAGGTCGCCGCTGTCGTACGCGGCGGCGGTCAGGGCCTCGTCGTCGGCCGGGGGCATCTCCGGGTGGGGGCCGAACGCGACATACGCCTCGTGGAAGGCGGGGATCGCCACGGCGGTCAGCCCAGCGGCGCGGATGGTGTCGAACCACAGTTGGCCGGTGGCCTCGGTGCGCTCCGGGTCCAGCGACCCCTGGTCACCGTCCACGCTCACGCCGAAGCGGCCACCGAAGAACTCCATCCGCGCGGCAAGGTCGTCGGCCTCCTGAGACGGCATCAGCGCGCCCTCCCAGTGGATCATCCCGTCCTTGCGCATGAGCCGGTCCACCGAGCCCACCACGATGGAGCCGTCGTGGCCCCCGATGGCGACCTTCTGGTCGGAGAAGGGCAGGCGCAGCGGGCGCTTCGTCATCGCCCCGGCCGTGAACGCCCGGCTGTCGCCGGAGGCCAGTTCCTCGGGCGCCACGACCCCGTGCACCGGGAGCGGCCCGTCCAGCGCGAACAGTTCGTCGCTGTACTCGGGCTCATCCTCGGGCTCAACCTGCTCGTCGTTGTCGACGCGCAGGTACTCCTCGTCGGTACCGACCTGTGCGGCGGTCAGACTGTCGGGCATCTCGTCCTCGTTTCCAGAAACTCCGAAGATCAGGTTCCAGTCCATCGTAGCGACCATCTCAGGCCGCATGACACCAGCGCTCTCCAGCGCCTGCACGCCGCCGGGACCGAACCAGCGGGCGTCCTGCACCTCGGAGGTCGGAGCCCACTCATCGAGCGGGTACTCCTCGGGAATCACGTAGACGAAGCCCTGGTAGTGGCCCGTTTCGGGGTCATCACCACCGCGCCAGCCGTCTGTGACCTCGCCGTCGGGCAGGGCCAGCCCAATCTCCTCGGTGAACTCTCGCATCGCCCCCACGAGGGGGTCCTCGCCGGGATTCAGGCTCCCACCGGGGAACTCCCACGTCTCCTGCACCGCAGGGTCGTCGGTCTCGTCCATCGAGCGCTGCGCGAGCAGCACTCGGCCTGTGTCGGCGGCCACAATGGCGATTCCGGCGTGGGTGACACCGTCGTACCCGTCCTCGGCCATGTCAGAGCCCCTTCATGGCGGTCAGCAGGCCCTCGCGGGTGTACGCCTCGCCCTCGTTGTAGAGGCTGGTGCAGTAGCGGCTGAGCGCCACCCCGATTGCAGCCTGCTGGCGGGCCGGACAGGCGCTGAGCACCGTCGGGAGCAGCGAGAAGTCGAACTCGGGGGCCGTCTGGCCTCCCGCGACGAGGTGCGCCATGTGGGCCGGGGTGTTCCGGTCCTTGTCGCGGCCCCGCTTGCCGTCGTTGAGCAGCCGGTTACCGGCCTTCTCCAGGGCGCGGAGCGCCAGAGCCTCACAGGAGGCCGCCAGAGCGCTGAACGGGGCGTCAGAGTGGTCGTGCTGCTCCCTCGGAGGCCCCTCGTAGGGGTGGTCCTCCAGCGAACGGGGCTCCGAGCGGCCCGGAAGCCCCTTCGCAGGCTCGTTCTGGCCGGTTTCTGGAAACGGGACCACGGGCAGGGCCACCCCGAGCAGGGTGAGCGCGGCCTGCATCTGCTCCGGGGTGGCCGAGCCGCCCACGAGCCGGTTCAGGAGCCACACCTTGTGCTCGGCGTCGTCCATCATGTCGTGCTCGGGGTCGAAGCCGGTCTCCTTGAGCGCGACCTCGGCCTTGAGGACGCCTCGGTCGTACCACTCCATCGCCTCCTTGGAGCGGTCCTGCCGCATCCGGAGTGCGGCGGTGTCGTAGGCGAGCACCAGCGTGGTGTCCTCGACGGCGAGACGGAGGAAGCCGTCGGTGAGGGCGCCCACGAAGTCGTCCAGCGCGGGCTCGATGTGCGCCGAGATGGTCTGCTCCTCGTTGGCCCACACCCCCCAGTGGTTGACGGAGCCAGCGGACCCACCAGAGCCGGACACGGCCAGACCGGACGAGCCGAGAATCTGCTCGGGTGGCATGTCCATGCCCAGCGCGAATCGACGCACGGCGTCGCTGCGCAGCAGCATGGCCTTGTCGTCAATCTCGGACCAGAACTGGATCAACTTCTTCTGATCGACGGCCGCCAGCGCAATCGGGTCGGCCAGCACGATGGACGGGAAGGACACCTCGGTGTCATCCAGCATGTCCATGCTGGATGAGGCGAGGCTGAGCATGAACTGCTCAGCCTCGTTCATCTGCGCGATGGCCTCGGCGCCGCCCTCGACCGCGTCGGACGGCGGGGGCGGGAAGGTCAGGTTGTCCGGCAGGAACCAGACGCCAGCCGACATCAGCCGCGACCGCACCTGGGTGAAGATGTGCTTGGTCAGCCACTCAATCTCCGCCAGCGTGGGGAGCAGGGACCGGAACGGCGACCATGCCTCGCGGCGGTTCTCCGGGTCCGGGTTCCACAGTCGGATGACCGGGTCCTCGGGGGACAGGGTCAGGTAGTGGCCGTTGTCGTGGCGAACCGTCCAGGTGTTCCCGACCTTGTTCAGTTCCGTGACCGCGACAATCTCCCAGATGGGGAGGTTCGGGTCGGGCAGGTCGCCGTCATCGAAGGCCGGGTCGAACAGGTCCAGTTGGTCGATGTCGGGCGGGTCGATGTAGCCGGGGTCGGTGTCGACCCGCTTGCGCGCGATGAGGTAGCACTCGCCCGCGATGGTCCGGTGCAGCATGTAGTCGCGGATCAACTTCGTCCGCTCGCGCACGGTCGGGCACAGTTCTGCCAGCGCGTCGACCTCGGGGCCTTCCTTGATCCAGGTGGCCTTGCCGCGCAGGGCCTGGGGCTCGGAGACACCCAGTTCGGCCCGGCCCGCCATCGCGGCGAACAGGGTGGCTGCGTACCGTGCCTCGCCACAGATGTTGACGTGGCGGTACGCCTCGACCTGCCAGCGCTGGGCGATGGACGCCCGGTCGGTCTGGTGGTTGGCCTTGCGCTGGGGCTTGAACACAGCAGCCGACGCGGCCAGCGAAGCCGGGACGGGGTTTCCAGAAACCTGCTGCGCCGCCATCGGGCGCTTCTGGGCAGGGGGAGTCGGGCGGGCCATCAGGAGTCACCCTCGTCACCGTCGTGGACCATGACGATGGCCGCGAGGTAGGAGCCGCCGAGGATGCCGTTGACGAGCCACCACGCTTCGTGCCAGCCGCTCAGCCACCCGGCGAGCACGACGGCTCCAGTGGCCCAGAACGAGAAGCAGTAGCCGCAGAAGGCCAGCAACTGCCAGCCGGAGCCGTCGGTCTTGTCGGCGTACTTGTTCCGCGCCCACTCGATGGGCGGGAAGTGGTCCCAGGTGACGAGGCGGGTCAGCCTCGCGCTGCTCAGGATGGTGACGACCGCGACAGCGATCCAATAGAACTCGGGGCTCATGCTTCTCTGGCTCCTAGGCGCAGGTGGTGACGCGGGTTTGGGACAGGCTACCGGACCTCTCAGCCGTCGGTCACTGCAATCCAGTCGAATGTGACCGCTGCGGTACCAGAGGAGCGGTTGCAGACGATGTTGAATCCGGTCGCCGAGACGTTGTTGAGCGACCATCGCGCCGACGCCGGGTTCGACAGGTTGTTCGGGATGGCGGTGACGCGCGGCCGGGCGGCGAACGCGGGGGAGAATGTCACGGTGGTGCTGTAGTCGGTGTTGATCGCCGTGATGGTCACCGACGCCGCACCGGCCTCCATGTTCTTCGTCATCGCGTCGATGCGGGCGTCCACGTCGTCGCGGAACGTACCGGTCCCGACGCTGCCCGCGCCCATCGTCGCGCCGACCACCCCGGTGAAGGTCGGGTTGGCGATGGGCGCCTTCAACTTCATCTCCGCCGCGACGCGGGACGCCAGCGCGGTGATCTGCGAAGCGAGGCTCATCAGACGAGACCGGCGTTGAACGCCGCCACGAAGTCAGTGGTCGGGTCACCAATCTCGGTCTGCGAGTAGACCGACAGGGTCGCGCGACCAGCCGTGGCGTCTGCGTCATCGACCAGCGAGCGGCCGAACGCCGTGAACGTAGCCAGTGCAGCGGTGCCTGAGCCGGTGAAGTACGGCAGGCGGTCCGCCGCCGACGTCAGACCGGCGATGGCGGTCAGTTCAGAGTCGACGTCCTGCTTGAGGTTCAACGCCGTCTGCTGCGCCGTGCTGACGGGCTTGGCAGCGTCCGAGGTGTTGTTGACGTTGGCGAGGCCGACGTCGGAGGAGGTCAGCACCACGGTGCCAGTGCGGCCCGCCACCGAGGTGACGTCGCTCGTGGTGTTCAGCGAGACCCAGTCGGCCAGGGTGGAGGGGGAGTCCGTCGAGAGGATGAACGCCTGACCGTTGAGGTCGGTGCGCTTGGCGATGTCACCCCGCTGGGCGGTGAGCGCCAGCATCGCGGCCTGAGAAGCGACCACGAACGTATCGCTGATCGACAGCGCGGGCAACTGCGCGCTGCCGATGACGCCGGTGAGGTTGGAGGCGTCAGTGCCGGTGGCGAAGTACCCGAGGCCGGTGATGGTGCCGACCGCCTGCGTTCCGGTGTGGTTGGCGCGAGCCTTGAGGTTGGCGTCCGTGTCGTTGGCCGTGGCCCCGGCTGCAACACCAGCCAACTTCGTGCGCTCGGTGGCGAGGAACGCCTTGTTGGTCGTGCCGTCGGTGAGGGTGTCCGCCGACTGGGTTCCGGTGTGGTTGGCCCGTTGAATCGAGTACGTCTGGGCGGTGGCAGCGGCACCGGCGACCTCGTACCACGTCGTGCCGGGGGTGTTGACGAAAGCGGTGCCGTTGTGCCGCAGGATGTTGCCGGAGGCCGCCGCCGTGATGGTGACGTCCGTCAGCCCGTCGAGGCTGGTGGCCCCGCCAGCGGGCTTGGCGTTGACCTCGTTGATGGCCGCCACGAGGTTGGCCTTGGCCGTCGTGGTCAGGCCCGAGTTGTCGGCGGCGTTGCCGTTGAGGAGCGTTCGCAGGGCCTTGGTCTCCGTGGCGATCCGAGTAGCCAAGTTGGTCAGGTTCGTCACGAGTGACATCAGATGAGTCCGTTCTCTAGCAGAAGGGTCAACGACGGGAGGTCGTCGTAGGCGGGGTGCGGCGTCGCGTCAGCGATGTGGGCGTTGATGGCGGCGAGGTCGCCCGGAGTGGCGGGACCGGGCGGACCGACGGGACCACGGGGACCGACCAGACCGACCTCGGCCGACTCGACCACCACGTCGGGCAGCGGGGGCGCTACCTGCACCGTGACGTCGGGGAGGGACGGCCCTACGACGACCACGACCTCCGGAGGAACGGCGCTCATGCGGGCGTCGTCACTAGGCGCGGCAGCACCTTGAAGTCGCCCTCCAGCACGGGGATCAGGCGGGCGTCGGTGGTACCGGGGTCGCTGAGCACGACGTCATAGTAACCGGACGTCAGGGTGTAGGTCTCGGACCCGGTCAGGGAGATGTCACCCACGATGTCCTCACCCTCGATGCTCATGGTGATGAACTGCGCGAGGTCCATCTTCAACTCGGAGTCGGGGGACTTCCGGGCGCGGACCTGACTCCGAACCTCGAACGAGGGCAGGTCCGGCCACACGGCCGTCGCGCCGAGCACCCGGAACCTCCGGGCGAAGGGGAGCCCCGCTCGGAGGATGAGGTCTGTCTCGGTCATGTGTTCACCACTCCGCTGGTTTCTGGAAACTCACGCAGCGCGCGCCAAGTCGTGAGCATCATAGCCGCTCAACTGGCGCGGCGCTTCAACTTGCTGAGCGTGCTGGCCTGGGTCGCCATCTGACCAGCGAACCTGATCTTGGTCTCCAGCGCCCGGACGGCCCACACCAGCGCGTCGATCCGGTTCGGGGACGGGGACCGGCCTCCGCGCGACTTCGGCACCCACATCGTCTGCTCCTTCTCCAGCGACGACATGTCACCGAACGCGGTGGGGGACAGCACGTGCTCGACGCGCCCCTGCTCGTACTTGCCCACCGTGCCCTCGGCGCGGGTCTCCTTCGACTGCACGGCGTGGACGACCTCGATCAGGTACTCCTCGCCGTTCTCGTCGCACGCGGTCAGCGGGTTCAACTTCGCGTAGTCGGTGAGCACCTGCTTGACCATGTCACCACCGAAGTTCTTCTCGGCCACGATCCGGTTGGCCCGCATCAGCCGCGCGGCCTTGAACGTCTGGCAGGCCCACTCGGTCGGGGTGCCCTTGATCGTCGCGTCGACCAGCACGAAGAACTTCGACGCCGCGAGATACTCGCCCGCGTCGTCGGTGTGCTGGGTGCCCACGCCGATCAGGCCGGTGGCATCCGACCTCGGACCCTTGGACCCGGCGGGGTCGACGGCCAGCACCCGGTCGTCCATCGCCTCGACCAGTTCCGCGAAGCCGACGGCGTCCACACGGACGTGGCTGAACGAGTCGTCGTTCCACAGCGCGCCCTCGACGTCGCGCAGGACCTCACCGTGCAACTCCTGACGCCCCATCCGGGTGCCCTCGTACTCCTTCTCCAGAGCGGAGAGGAAGTCCGGCGACAGGTTGGCCCGGTTCGCGTAGGTGCTGACCCGGCGAATCTCGACGTCTTCGTTGTCCTCCATCTCCATGACCCACGGCGTGCTGGTCGGGGTGGAGGTGATGAGGATGTGGATGGGGTTGCCCGGCTTCTCGATACGGGTCGCCATCTTGACGTTCATCCACGCGACGGCAATCTCGTCCATGAACGCGGCTTCGTCAATCCACGTGTACGAGAGGTTGACCGACCGGATGTTCTCGGGGCGCTCGGCGGAGAACAGGAACGTGGTCGCCCCGTTCGGCCACACCAGGATGTCCTTCGAGGCCATGTACTGGGGCACGAACTCCGGGTGCGCGTTCTCGATCAGCGCCTTGACGTGGGTGTTCTCCAACTCGGTGCCACGACGTCCGACGATGGCGCCGTCCAGCCCCTTGCGGGCGCACAGGGTCACGAACTCCACGCCGGTCCGGGTCTTGCCCGAGCCACGGCCCGACATGATGAACAGAATCCACGGCCTGAGCCAACTCGGCAGGCGCTGGTCCTGCCGAGCGTGGTTGTGTGCCCACTTCGGGTCCAGCACCGTACGGCCGACGACCGGCATGGACTGGTCCCAGCGAACGCCGGGCTCGTCCCGCTGGACCCACACACCGTCGTCGGCCTCCACGATCACCGGGCCGACCGGCTCTCCGTTCGGGCCGGTCTGGTCCATCTCCCCGACGATCAGCGGCGCACCGGCCG